GCTTTTGAACAAAGAGCAGCACGGCCTGTACTTTTGGATCTTATTAAGCATTGTATTGTAATCGGGAATGCCTTGTTGTATTTCCCTGAAGAAGGTGGCCCGCCCACCCTGTACGCATTAGATGAATACGTCGTGTACCGATCGGTATCCGGCAAAGTCCTGGAAATTATCACGACCGACACCAAGGCTATAACTGCCCTTGATGACGATATCAGAGATGATGTGATTAATGCCATGGAACTCGAAGCAGACGCAGACCTGAACGAGGTCAGCGCTACGATCTATACGTACATCCGGGTTGATCCCGAGAATTCTGAGCAGTACATTGTTGACCAAGCGGTAGAGAACGTCCCCGTTGGTGACGAAAACCAAATTTATAAAAAAGAATTACTTCCCTGGATACCTTGTGTATGGCAGAGAACCCGTAAGGAGCATTACGGTAGAGGACTCGTTGAGGATCATTATGGTTCTTTCTGGGCCTTGTCCGTATTAACCGAGGCTATGGTCACGGGCGCAGCCGTTATGACAGATATCAAGTATCTCGTCAGGCCAGGCAGCGTCTTAGACGTGACAGCTATGAACAACGCCGCCTCTGGAACGTATCATTACGGTATGCCTGATGATATCGGGACTGTTGAAACCAAGAAAGCTAATGACTTCGGTTTCATCCAGGCTGTTATCCAGGATTACCGCCAGCACCTGGGTAAGGTATTCCTGAGTATATCCTCACAGATGCGTGATGCCGAAAGGGTCACAGCCGAGGAGAACCGGATTAGAGCTATGGAACTGGAACAGGCGCACGGTGGGACATTCTCATCTTTCGCTGTTACGCTCCAGGGACCACTGGCTCGTCTTCTGCTTCGCGATATCGATTTGAACATTGAAGGGACAAGTATTGATCCTGTTGTAGTCACCGGGCTTGACGCCATGGGACGCTCGGCAGAGAACGAGAAACTCCGTTACCTGTTCGATGACCTCTCGTTGCTGAACAATCTCCCGGAGTCTATTCGTATGCGCTTCCGTGAATCAGACCTCATGGCTGTACTGGCTACAGGCCGGGATGTCGAGGCTGAGAAGCTCATTAAATCCGAGGATGAATTCGCCCAGGAACAAGCCGCTATGCAGGAGCAGCAAGGACAGGCAGCAGCCGGGCAGGAAATGCTCAAGAAAGCTGATGCTGAACAACTCGCTGCCGGAATGCAGGGAAGTTAAGGAGAATTAAATGCCGAAAGAATTTGACCAAGAGACACTTGATGCCTTGAAGGAACAGAGCGGAGCACCAGATGAGGAACCAAAGAAAGCAGACGGAACCCCGTACGGTGACGCTGATGAACCGACAGACAAGCCGACTGAAACCCCGGCTGACGATGAAGGTAACAAGGGCGATGATGACGACATTAATCTGAATCTTGGAGACGAGGACGATAAAGGGGAGGCCGATAAAGATACCCCTGGGTCCGAGGAAAACAAGACAGTTGATGCCAAGCTCAAAGAAGCTGGATTCGATGTCGAGGATATCGCAAAGAAAATCATGGAGAATAACGGGGAAATCCCCGATGATATTATTAAGGCCGCCAAGGAGAAACTTGATCCAGACCTTGTGGATGCTCATGCTGCTCGCCTGAAATCTGAGTTCAAACTCTCTCAGATCGAAGCCTCTGATAAATACAAGGAGTTCCAGGAGCAGGCTAAGAGAGTACAGGAGATGAACAACTACATCTACGATGCCGTAGGTGGTGAGGATAAGTTCAAATCCCTGGCAAGCACCCTGAGAGACACCCTGGATAAGAATACCCTGGAGAGCGTTAACGCCAAGCTCTTGTCAGGGAATAAAACCCTTGTGAATGAGGCTTTGAAAACAGCCGTCGCTGAATACAAGAAAGCGAAAGGTTACGGAGGAAAACGTATGGAAGGCGATGCTAACGCCCCGAGTGAAAAAGAATTGATTATCACCAAAGAAGATTACCGGACCATTATGCGTACTGAGAAGTACAAGACTGATCCGCAGTACCGTGATAAGATTGACAACGCTCGATTGAAGACGCGTCAACGGGATCAGCAGAGGTACCTGCCGGGTACTTACTACGCTAACGGCCCGAATGGACGCTACGAAATTTAAACGGTCGGTATAACATAAATATAACAACGAAGGAGTAACAAAATGGCCCAAGATTATAGCTCTGATCTGATGTTCCCGAGTGCAATGAACTTCAGTGCAGACAAGTTCGCTCTGACTATCGAGAAGTTCGATGGCCGGGTGCATGAAACTATGCAGAAAGCCCAGATTCTGGATTCTGTATTCGATTTCCGTCCCATGATCGGGACCGATACCATGTCCAATAACGTGATGGGTAACCCCACGCTTCAGAAGGTTGAAGCTGGTGTAGAACCGGACGGTAAGGACATCGAAGTGGGTAAGATGATCGTTCAGGTGAAAACCCCGATTATCGCCCGTGTAATTGAGGCAATGCTGCCCGCTATTCAGGATCACCTGGATATCAAATCCCGTACCCCGGCGAACTTCGGTAAACGGATTGCAAAGTCCGTTGATGAAGTTCTGTTCGTCCAGATCGTTAAATCCGTTCTGTATGACGACGGTTCCGGTGACGGTTCTGGTGGAATCCTGCCCAAGGGTACTACCGTGACCCTGAGTGCCGGTGGTGACGAAATCCTGTCTGCTGAACTGACTGAGGCTGTGTACGACGTGGCCCAGGCTCTTGCTGAAGCAGAGATCGAAATGTACGACGGTAAGCTGTATATGGCTCCCGCTCAGTATTTCACCCTGCTGAAGAATCAGGATCTCCTGAATTCTGACTTTAACAAAGAGAACGGTTCTTATGCTCATGCCGCTATTCATACTGTATCTGGTATGCCCATCGTCATGACGAATCGTATTTCTCAGGCTGTTGATACTGTCGCTGCTCCGGCATTCACTGACTCTACTGCTGCTCTTTATGGGGCTGCTTATGAGACTTCTGCCGCGGAAGCCAAGGCTGTAGCACTGTTCGCTACCCCGGAAAGCATCATGGTTGCTCAGAGTATTCCTCTGACTTCTGATGTGTATTGGGATAAGAAGACCCTGAGCTGGTTCATCGATTCCTATCTGGCAATCGGTGCGGCTCCTGATCGGACTGACGTTAACGGCGCTATCTTTAAGGCGTAATCCTTATTGATTAGCCTTTCCTGCCCCCGGTGTAATAGCCGGGGGCTTTTTTCGTTGCACTTAATGGGGGACATATGAGACAATCAGAATTAACAGTAATAAACTCGTTATTGCAAGCCATCGGGGAAAGCCCTATTAACGAAGTAGATACAAGTAACCCCGATGTACTCGCAGCACAGCAGGTATGGGAACAATTCTCAAGTAGTGAACAGTCTCACGGCTGGTGGTACAATACAGAAACATGGGACTTACCCGTGAACGCAGACGGTAAAGTATACCTTCCGTCGAATACCCTGTCCGTTGTATCCGAAGATAGCGATTGGATTAAACGCGGACGGAAACTTTATGACTTAGAAACTCACAGCTTCGATTTCTCAGACGAGGACGAGGTTGAAGTAGATATAGTAACTGAGTGGGAAGTTGATGAACTCCCTCCGGTTATGTTTAATTATATTCTGGCTAAATGCCGGTGGTACATGGTGGCTACTTATGCCCTTGATACGAATCTTTTACAGGTTCTTGAACAAGAGTCTCAGATAGCTTATCATAAACTCCAGGTCCAGAATCTGAAGTCTCTGCGTCCCTCAGCTACTGGCTCAGGCGCAGCACAGACATTACTACAGAATCAACCGCAGACGAGGTAACCATGGCTAAATACAACGGAAATATAAAGAACTTACTGCAAGGTATGTCTCAGCAGCCTGAACGCGAGAGACGCCCGGAGCAGCTAAGTGAACTCATTAACTGTTCGAGTTCCGTAACCAGGGGCTTAGGTAAACGCCCCGGTACTTACTTCGTTGACAGTATAGGAGAAACTCAGACTTTCGGTGACCTCGGTGCTATGGCCTTTTATCATTATGACCGAGGCGATACCGACGAGGCTTATTTATTCTGTCTTGACGGGGCAGATATACGTGTCTTTGATTTATTCACCGGGGATGAACAGACAGTGAATCATCCTGATGGCCTTGATTACATATCAACCTCGAATCCTGAAACAGCGTTTAAATTCCAGACTGTAGCTGATACAACTTTTATTGTTAATAACGAGATTGAGCCTTTGATGGAGAACCCGACAGACGATGGATCTACCTGGGAAATCATGCTTCATTGTAAACAGGCTCAATTCGGTAAAACTTATGAGTTCATTGTCGATGGTTCAGTCGAAGCAACTTACACAACTCCTTCTACTGTAACCCTGGATGTTTCCGCATCCGAGCAGGATGTAGATAAACGGATTACGTTAGACACAACGGATGTCATTGACAATTTACGCTCTGGTGGATTAAATGCCTGGGCAACAGCCGAGGGTGTCACGATTAGACAGAAGGGCGATGTCCTTCATATGAGCCAGACAGGAGCTTCAACCTATAAAATCCAGACGAACGATGGTAACAACGGGAACGATTTAATAGCTGTCGGACAATCTATAGCTAAGTACGCTGATCTTCCTGAAATAGCTCTGGATGGGTACAAGGTTAAAGTCACGGGTGTTGATAGTTCAAAGAAAAACGATTACTACGTGCAGTTTAATGCCGACGATGATGATATTATCGGTCGAGGCGTATGGGAAGAATCAGCCGGGTTCGATGTAGATCAATCCTTTGATCCAGAAACAATGCCGCATAAGATCGTACGGAATTCCTCGGGAGAATTCGATTTCGGCCCCATTGAATGGGTAGACAGATCAGCCGGGGATGACGACTCGAATCCTAAACCAAGTTTCGTTGGAGTTAACATCTCTGACGTATCGGTGTACCAGGGAAGACTTGTGTTAACTACCGAGGAAAATCAGGTAGGTTCAGTTACGTTCGATTTCTTTAACTTCTTTGCACCGTCAGTTCTTCAGGAATCTGACGATGATCCGATTGATACGGCTTCATCTGATACCCAGGTTACAGACTTGAATCATACTATTGTATTTAATTCAGCCTTGGTGTCTTTCTCAGATTCAGCTCAGTTCTTTCATACCGGGGAAACCGCCTTTACATCTAAGACGTTCACCCTGGCCTCTAAATCTAAATACCCGTGTTCTGCTCAGACATCACCTGTGGCTGCTGCGAGTTCAATCTTTATGCCGTTCTCCTTCGGGGATTACTCAGGTATAAGGGAGCTACAGTACGACGGACTAACCGGGAATTTACGGGCAGAGACTATCACAGATCATGTCAGGAAATACATAGCAGGTGATATAAGCCAGCTTGAAGCCTCGGCAGGATACAATAAACTATTCGTCCGAGCAGAAGATGACTTGAATATTCTGTATGTATACGAGTGGTACGACCGGGGCAACTCCCG